AGAAGCGCGAATCAAAGACATCTCTAATTCAGGCAACTTTAGATCGTGCCGCAGAAGAAGCACGCGATCTATCCGAAGTTGAGTTGGCTAATGTAGAAGCCCTTAACCTAGAGATCAAAAAGTTGGATGAGCGAATTGAGCAGATGTCCGATATTGAAATCCGCAATCAAAAAGCCGCAGATTTAGCCGCTAAAGTTGATGCGAACATTGAGCCAAAGAAAGAAGCACGCGCAGGTGGCTTCATAGTTACAAGCGAACAACTTACTTACTCAGAGAGATCAAGCAATGATTTCTTAACAGATGCTTTAAAAGCACAATTTAAAACTGATGGTGATGCTAGTGCGCGTATTGCGCGACATCAACAAGAAATGGCAATTGAGAAGCGTGCAGTTGGTACATCCAACTTTGCCGGCTTAGTTGTTCCTCAGTATTTAGTTGATTTATACGCCCCGTTAGCAAGGGCGGGAAGACCCTTTGCAGATGCCACACGCAAACACCAACTGCCCACCCAGGGCATGTCTGTTGTCATTAGCAAGATAAATACTGGCACTACAACAGCGTATCAAACTTCACAAAACACAGCCGCAGTATCACAAGATATTGAGGATACAACCCTTACTGTAAATGTAAACACAATTGCAGGCCAACAATCAGTATCTAAACAAGCATTACTACGCGGATACAACATTGAAGGAATTGTTTTGGGTGATTTAATTCGTGATTATCACACTAAGTTGGATAACTCACTTCTAAATGGAACAGGATCAAATGGACAACCATTAGGTCTTGTGAACATGACAACTGGAGTTTTAGTAACTTACACTGCTACAACAGGTACGGTTAGTGGACTTTATCCAAAGATTGCAGATGCGATCCAGTCAATTCAAAGCAATATCTATGTAAATCCAAATGCAGTAATCATGCACCCACGCCGTCTAGGTTTCCTATTAGCCGGTGTTGATAGTTCAAACCGTCCATTGATTGTGCCACAGGCATACAATCCAATGAACGCAATGGGTACAGGTAACGGCACACCTACTTACGGTAACTCAGGTTACTCAATTCTAGGATTGCCAATTATTGTGGATGCTAACATTGCAACCAATAAGGGTACAAGCACAAATCAAGACACAATCTTTGTGGTTGATTTGAATGAAACCCATCTATGGGAAGAAGCCGCCGCACCAACCTATGTTACATTTGAAGAACCAAATGGCAAGGTTGCGATTAATATCGTTCTATTCGGTATGTCAGCATTTACCGCAGAGCGTTATCCAAAGGCTGTTGCACAAATTAACGGTACAGGTTTAGCAACACCAAGTTTCTAAACCAATAAGTTTCCAGGCCGCTACCCTTCCAGTGGCCTGGATTCTAACTATGATCGGTATTTAAAGAATGGAGTTTGTCTAATGACCCAGGGCAGTACAGGATTTGGATACCGATCATGGCTATAACAAATGGATATGCAACATTAACTCAAATTAAAGCCTACATGTCTATATCAGATAACACTGATAATGATTTGTTAGAAGATTTAATTGAATCAGCATCAAGATCAATTGATCGTATTGCCAATAGAAGATTTTATTTAGATGCAACGGCATCCGCACGGCTTTATCGTGCTTACTCAGATATTTTTGTTTATGTAGATGATATTGGTAGTACAACTGATTTAGTTGTCAAAACCGATTCAAACGGCAACGGTACATACGCCAAAACCTTAACTTTAAATACAGATTATATTTTAGACCCTTTAACCGCACCATCTTTGAATAGACCATACACACAATTGACAATGGTAAGCAATACTGAAACATGGCCAATATTCCCAGGTTTGACACAAAATGGATTACGCCCAGGTGTACAAGTAACTGCCAAATGGGGTTGGCCATCAGTACCGGATGACATAAATATGGCCTGTCTAATTCTCACTGCCGATCTATACAAGCGTAAAGATGCGCCAGGTGGAATTTTAGGCTTAGGTGATTTAGGTGTTGTTAGAATGTCACCTTTGGGTAGAGATGTAACAGCAATGGTTAGGGCATATAAAAAAGAAGTAGTGGCATGACACCAAGCACAGTAAGAGATAATTTAAAAACTGCCTTACAAAGTATTAGTGGTTTGCGCGTATTTGATTATGTGCCTGATTCAACAAACATACCTACAAACAATGCTTTTGCCATTGTTGGCCAATTAAACATGAATTATGATTTTACATTAAACCGTGGATTTGATTCAGCCACATGTCAAGTAATTGTTGTAGTAGGTAGAATGAGTGAACGCAATGGACAAGAGAGATTGGATGGGCTACTTGCTTCATCCGGTTCAACTTCAATCAAAACCGCAATTGAGGCTGATAAAACATTAAGCGGTGCTGTACAAACACTCAGGGTTGTGTCTGCAAGCCCTGGCACGATAACTTCCGCTAATATTGATTACCTAAGTTATCAATATTCAGTTGAATTGATAGGTTAAGAAAAGAGGAAAAATATGGCCATATTTATGGGTAACAAAGTTGCCGTGATCGTAGGTACAACTACCATTACTGATCATGTCAGCACTGTAAGCCTTACACGCGAAATTGATCAAGTAGAAATCACAGCCATGTCCGATAATATACAGAACATGATAGGTGGGGTTGAAAGACCTCAACTGGGGCTGGAACTTTACAATGATTTTGCCGCTTCATCTGTGAACTCACTATTTGAAGATGCGTTGGGTACTAAACTGAATATCAAATTGATACCAGTTGCAGGAACGGTAACCGCTACCAATCCAAGTTACACAATGTCATGCTTGATTTCATCATGGACACCTGTTAATGGTGCAATTGATAGCGTAGCAAGTGTAAGCGTTTCACTTCCAGTAACAGCCTTAACAAAATCAACTAGCGCGTAACAGGAAAAGGGTGGGTCAATGCACAAAATTGAAATTGTTAAAAAAGATGGTAAGAAAATTATTTATGATCTTACGCCGTCAGTAAAAGTGGCTTTTGAAGCCGAATTTAAAACAGGATGGCGTAAGAGATTAAGTGATTTACAAATGGAATCTGATTTATGGTGGTTTGCTTGGCGTTTAGAAAAAGATGCTGGCAAAACCGATCTTGCATTTGGTGATGATTACATAAATCAATTTTTAGATGTTGATTTGGTTTATGATCCAAAAAATGGATAGACCGACACGGCTCAATTTATGAAGTCGCTACCGTGTCGGTAGCAACCGGTATCAGCCCTAAAGATTTATTAGAAGTTGATCCAGCGATTTATTCAGCAATTAAAGCCATCTTACAAGAACGCTCATTTAACAATAAGAAGGCAACAGTTAGGCGGAAATAATGCAACCTAAGTATTCAGGATTACCTGGCCGAACTAGATCATTAGCCGCAGTGCCTTCCATTTATGTTGAAAATTTAGATGAACTATTGGCAACTATGAAAAAGATTGAACCTGATTTACATAAAGAATTTAGAAGGGAATTAACTAAATCTGTAAAGCCTGTTGCAAAATTAGCACAAAGTTTTGTACCACATTCACCATTTCCAGGTTGGCGTGATGTTGAGCCAAATTATCCGGCACAATGGGGATGGGCTAATGACCAAGCCCACAGGGGTAGAACTATCGGCGAAAACAAAAGAAGCCGGTGGAAATGGTCACAAACTGAAGTTATACGCGGCATTAGAGTTAGTTCGGCTAAAACAAAAGTACAAAGAGTTAAAGGCACAACATTTTCAGTTACGGCTTTGGCCATAGTTAATAAATCAGTACCAGGTATAATTTATGAATTAGCAGGTTTTGGTACTTCTAAATCAAGAAGTAGAACTAGGCGTGTTAGCCGAAATAGAAACGCTAGTGAATCATTTATTGGTAAATTGCAAGGTACGGCAAACTCGGCAGGTTACAATGAAAAAAGATTGATTTACAGGGCATCACAACAGTTAGGCGGCCAAGTAAATGATAATCTATACGGTGTGCTTAAAAAATATCTAGGCGAAAACTTTAGGGGTTAAAATGGCATT